TCGAGATAAGGGCGTTTGATTTGACGGGTTCAAGATTATGTTATTTGGTTTTACCAATTGAGGTTCAGATATGAGAAGGCCACAGAAATCTTTGAGGGACTGGACTGAGCAGGAATGGACCACGAAGAGTGGCAAGCCATCATCCAAGACCGGCGAGCGATATCTTCCGAAGGCGGCGATCAAGTCTTTGAGTCCGCAGGAGTATGCGGCAACGACTGCCGCTAAGCGCAAGGGCAAGGCGGCGGGCAAGCAGTTTGTTGCGCAGCCCAAATCAATCGCAAAGAAGACATCCAAATTTCGATGAATTAGTCGGGGGCCGGAGGGGGCCGGGAGATGGGGCGTGGGACCGTGAAAGGACAGCGTCTGCTTCATCTTCCGGCTTGCCTTTTTAGGAGCAATAAATGCCGAAGAGGAAAAAGGAATTAGCGTCGAGGGGTAGACCGCCCCATGTGCCGACGAAGGTAACCCGAGCTCAAGTTTTGGAATTGGGCGGCATGGGTTGGACCTTTGAGCAGATTGCTAATCATTTGAAGATCAATCGGGACACGTTGGCTAAGTACTATCGAGAGGAGCTCGACATAGCCACCGAGACGACGAATCTTCGTGTGAAGCAGAACTTGTACAACATCGCCATCGACCCCGCTCATAAGCAGTCGGTGACGGCGGCTATTTTCTGGTTGAAGACGAGAGCTCGCTGGCGTGAGACGGATCGGCTTGAAGTGACGGGGCCGAATGGCGGCCCGATTGAGCAGAACGTGAATCATTCTCAAGCGATTGATGTACGAAACTTGTCTGTCGAGCAGCGAGATCAGTTGCGCGACATTTTGAAGACGGCGATTACCTTCCCTAAATCGGGAGAGGAAGTGATTGATGCTGAATATGAAGAAGAGATCGAAGATGAAATCGAAAATGAAAATGAAGATGGACAGGAGAATACAGATGACGATGAAAGTTGATATGCCACAAAGAAAAGAAAACGCTTACACCAATTTGATTGGCGAGATGATGGAGGTGTTTTCTAAGTCCGAAGACCCGCAAAAAGATTTTTCTGAGTTCTTAGAGAGCTTAGGCATGGCAAGCGGGTTTTTGATTGGTTCTATTTTGGAGAGAGAGGCGAGATCAGAGTTGCTTCAGGTGTATCTGCAGTCGGTTGCAGACTGCACAACTGAATGCAACAAACTGCATCTCATGGCGAATTCTGACATTGGGATTAGGGCAGACTAATATGATTTTTGTATCCAAGTATAAGGAAGGCGATCTGAAGACCGTTCTGGGTTTTGATGTTCATGTCACGCTTGAGCATCAGACTAAGCACGGTTGGGTTCTTCGCATTGAGAGCGAGACGGAAGATCTCGAGCTGATTTTGCGAGGAAACATCCATCTATTGCGCCACGCTATAGCAAAAGAAGATGCGAGTGATGCTGTAGATAGGGTTAAAAAGGATGTTGGTTGATTTAGGAAACGGAGTTGTCGTCAACGCGGAGGCTCAGCTTCGCGAGCTTGACCGCGTCGAATGCGAAGACAGCCTGTACATGTTTTTGACGAATGCATGGCGGTTTTTAGATTCATCGCCATGGAAGGACGGCTGGCCGATTGAAGCGGTTGCCGAGCATTTGCAGGCTGTGGTGGATGGTGATATCAGGCGATTGATCATCAACATTCCGCCTCGTATGGGTAAATCCAGCATCACGTCCGTTGCATTACCTGCTTGGACGTGGGCTCAGTCGCAAAGATCGCCGACATCAGGACCCGGCGTGCAGTTCTTGCATGCATCCTATGCAAACCAGCTTTCTTTGAGAGATTCGGTCAAGTGCCGGCGCTTGATCGAGAGCCCGTGGTATCAGAGCCATTGGGGCGAGCGTTTTAAGTTGAACTCTGACCAGAACACGAAGTCGCGCTTCTCGAACGATAAGGGCGGCGAGCGCCTGATTACCTCGATTGGAGCTGCGGTGACGGGTGAAGGTGGATCGATCATCGTGGTTGACGATCCCAACGCGGCAAACGAGGCATTCTCGGAAGCTTCCGTTCAGGCGACGATTGATTGGTGGGACGGCACGATGTCGACCCGTCTCAATGACCCGAAGACCGGCGCCTACATCATCATTCAGCAGAGACTTGCCGAAGATGATTTGACAGGACATGTGCTCTCAAAAGACGTTGGCGAGTGGACGCACTTGTGCTTGCCCATGCGTTACGAGCCAGAGCGATCTTTTGTTTCGACGATTGGCTGGCAAGATCCGCGAACCGAACCCGGCGAGCTTCTCTGGCCGGAAAGATTTGGCGAGAATGAAGTCAAGGCTCTTGAGAAGGTCCTAGGCCCATTCAGCTCGGCAGGTCAGTTACAGCAGCGACCTGAGCCCGCAGGAGGCGGCGTCATCAAGCGAGAGTGGTGGCAGCTTTGGGAGCCAGAAGCATTCCCTCCCATGGACTTCATCATCGCTTCTGTCGATACCGCCTACACGATGAAGACGATGAACGATGCGAGTGCCATGACCGTATGGGGTGTTTTTACCTCTGAAGCTGTGGCACAGCCTCATCGCATCATCGATGAGAGCGGTCGTCCCGTTTACGTCGACCGCATGTACAGCGAAGGCGCACCCAAAGTCATGCTGATGCATGCATGGCAAGCAAGGCTCGAGTTGCATGACCTCGTCGAGAAGATCGCCCGCACGTCAAAAGCTTTGAAGATTGACAAGCTGATCATTGAAAACAAGGCTGCCGGCATCTCGGTGGCTCAGGAAATCCGACGCCTATACCAAAACGAAAGTTTTGCCGTTCAGCTCTCGGACCCCAAGTCTCAAGACAAGTTGTCCCGCCTCTATTCGGTCCAGCATCTCTTTGCCGAAGGGATCATCTACGCACCGGATCGGACATGGGCTGAAATGGTCATCACTCAAGTGGGGCAATTCCCCCGTGGCAAGCATGATGACTTGGTCGACACCGTCTCGATGAGTCTTCGGCACCTGCGCGAAGTGGGTTTGCTGACCCGGGCTCCAGAGCGGCTACAAGAAATCGAATCGATGAAATCCTATCCCGGGCGCGAAGATGTGCCCCTTTATCCCTGCTAAGGTGGATTATGGACGATAGAATCAGGTGCTCTTGCACGGTTGACCCTTTGGGTCCAGAAAAGTGGCGCGTGGACGTCTGGGGCGAGTTCCCCTACGAGGCGTTCCGCCGTTCGTATACTATCGAGGCGAAAACTGATAATTTTGCCGCGCAAGAGGGTCTTCGGCGTTTCGTTGAAGAAATGTCTGCCCATTGAGAGAGGCCTAAGCCATGCCATTGGTCCCCGGATTGACCCCGAATATTGCCATTCAGACTCCTGAAGGTCAGGCCATGCCCGACCCGACAGATATTGTCATTGAGCATGTTGAGGGCGCCGACGTCCCCGAAGTGGACCCGAGCGGCAATATCCTCAAGATCGAACACGAAGATGGCGCCGTCACGCTATCCGTCGATGACAATCCGCTTGGGAACGTCTACGGCGAGCCTAAAGAGCGCGACTGGTACGACAACCTCGTCGACGACATCGACCCGGCTGAGCTTGGCCGTATTTCATCTGATCTTTTGCGCGGCGTCGATGACGACCTGCAATCACGAAGAGAATGGGTCGAGGATCGCGCACTTGGTATGCGCCTCCTTGGCCTAAAGGTTGAAGTCCCAAGCTTGCAAGGCGCATCAGATGGCGCGCCCGTCGAGGGCATGAGCAAAGTTCGTCACCCTCTTTTGCTCGAAGCGGTTCTTCGCTTCCAAGCTAATGCCAGATCTGAGCTTCTGCCGACTGATGGCCCGGTCAAAATTCGCAACGACGATAATCAGGCTACGCTCGAGACAGATCAGCTTGCCAATTCTTTGCAGCGCGACCTCAACCATTACCTGACGGCGGTTGCGACCGAGTACTACCCAGACACCGACCGCATGCTTTTGATGCTCGGATTCGGTGGCACGGCTTTCAAGAAGGTTTATTTCTGCCCTCTTCGAAATCGACCGGTATCGGAAACCGTTGATGCCGACGATCTGATCGTCAATAACGCCGCGACCGACCTTGCGAATGCCAAGCGCATCACGCATCGCATTTACATGCGGCCCTCTGTCGTCAAGAGAATGCAGATTTTGGGCGTCTACAAGGACGTCAGTCTCTCGACACCGAGCCAGCCGACGCTTGACTCGCTCCAGAGAGAAGAAAAGTCTCAGCAAGGTCTCTCCCCCGAAGCTTCAAGCCCGGAAGATCGCGACCGCGAGATCTACGAGTGCTACTGCGAGCTTGATATCAAGGGTTTTGAGCACACGCACAAGGGCAAAGTCACAGGCCTTGAGATCCCATATCGCGTCACTATCGACGTGACGACGAAAGAAATCCTGAGCATCGTCCGAAATTACAGGGAAGATGATGCTGTGCTCCCCGAAGCGCGAAAGGTGTTTACCAAGTACACCTTCGTGCCGGGCGTGGGCTTTTACGATATCGGCTTGCTTCACATTCTTGGCAACACCACGAATGCGATCACGGCAGCGTGGCGTGAGTTGCTCGATGCCGGCATGTACTCGAACTTCCCGGGCTTTCTCATGGCAGATACCGGCGCCCGGCAGAACACGAATATCTTCCGCGTGCCGCCGGGTGGTGGCGCTCTTGTGAAGACGGGCGGCTTGCCTATCAATCAAGCCATCATGCCTCTGCCCTATCAGCCGCCCTCACAGGCCCTGATGATGCTCGTGAGCAATATGGCTGAGACCGGCCAAAGAATCGGCGGTACGAGCGAGCAACAAGTTGGCGAAGGCAAGATTGATGCGCCGGTTGGAACGACTTTGGCCGTCATCGAGCA